AGGAGTTTAAAGAACTATACTCACAGTACTTTGATTTAGATACAATAAGGTATATCTTTTAACTGATGCACCCATAGCTCAGCTGGATAGAGCAACTCACTTCTAATGAGTAGGTCTTAGGTTCGACTCCTAATGGGTGTACTAAAATTTAAATTATGGGAACAAACATAGCAGACTGGATGAAATTCTGGAACAATTTTGATAGAGATTTATATATAGCATATTTAATAGCAAAACAAAACAAAGATGATGAATGAAGGATTATTAACAGCAATTTTTATGTGGGCACTTGCTACAAGTGTTTACTTTTTCGCAAGATTAATGACATGGATGGTGTATAAGATTGCACCTCAAAATTGTAAAAAAGAGTTTACAAGAGTAGATATATTAAGAACTAATTTAATGATGATTTTCAGTATCCTATTATGGGGTATAGTATTTTATAATTTAATTTAAACTTATGATTAGAATATTATTAATAGCACTCTTATTAGTAGGGTGTAGTAAATATGAACAAGGAAAAACAAGAACGGAGCTTACAGATCAAGAATGGGATAAAGCTGAAATGATTGATGTTAGATACTATAAGACTCCAGGTGATCCTAGATTTTTAGAAACTTTTGAAATGGATGGATATAAGTTTGTAATATTTTTTAATAATCGTGGTAGTGCTATGGTAGCAATACCTTTAAATAAATAAATTATGGCTATACCGTGTTATAAATGTAGAGAGAAAAAAGAAAGATCTGAAATGGAGGATCTTGGAGTATGGGTATGTAAAGAATGCCTAGAAGAATTAGACAATAATAAGAAAAAGAAAAAAAAGTAAATTATGAGTAGATCAGATGAACATATAAAAGAATTATTAAAGCAAGTTAAAGAGCATAATGAAATACATACTATAGTTGACAACAATAAAGTATTAGTTGAATATAGTGGAAAAGAGTTGGATGACATGGAAGATATTCCAGGTTGGGAATATATAATGAAAGTTGCTGAAAAATTGTATAAAGAATTTGAAACAGAGTTTGATGATGGTATATATCATTGGGATATGTTTGTCTATGGTCCTGATAGATTTATGGTGTGGAGCTCGTTAGCAAAGTATATTGAAGATATTAAAGAACAAAAAGAAATAGACGCAACTTATGAGTAGACATGAAATTTATATAAGTAGAAATAAAGTAAGTCTCCGTGGTATATGGGCTTGGCTTTTTATAGGTCTATGTATACTAAAGTTTATTACATTAATACTATGGGCTATTTCAGCAGTATTGAAAATGATAATATTATTTATTTAAAAAACAAAGATGAGTAAAGAATTAAATAAACACAGACAGGTAAGAGGTATAGATAGTAATCTACATGATTATGATCGTATAAGAGAGACTATGAATGAAAATAGATTTAGTCTCTGCCACTTAGGTGAAAAAGTAGTAGAACTAGCTAAAAAGTATCCTAATGATACTGATTTTGGTAAAGAAGTTAGGCAAATATTATACTTATGGAAAGAAGAATAAGAAACTTAAGTAAGAAAATATGCTTGGAGCATTTTAAAATAACAGATGCTCCAGAATGTAATAATTTACATATGCTATGGTATATGTATGTTCATGGAACAAAAAGAGGTACATACAAACCTTTTGTATTTTTAGCTGAATTAAAATTGCTAGAGTATCTTAATTACATGGATCCAAGTAGTGTTAAAAATGCTATAGGATTACTAGAATCTCCTGATAAGGAGAACTGGTTTGTAGCTTCTCAAGTAATTCAATTCTTTAGAAAAGAAAGAATTAAAGAGCTTGGTGAGTTTGATCCTACCCATGGTAAGTATATGATGGTCAGAAAAGAATATGAATCTAAAATTTTAAACAAAGAAGTTTGGAGCAATAAGAAAAAACTAGAAAAGAATGACTGAACAAGAACTAATGAACTTAGACTTTGAAAAAGTTATGGTATATGATGAAGAAAGTGATAATGGTTATGATTATTATTACTTTTATAAACAAATTGGTGGCAGCATGTTTCTAGCTGCTGATAACCTTAATAAAACAGGAGAGTTACGTGTTAACATAGATGATCCTGGATTAGTAATAAGAGATATAAACCTTGTAAAAGAATTAATAAATGTTTTCAGCAAAATTGAAGATGCAGAACGGAAAGCTAGTGTATCCAAAAAAAATGGATAAGGTAGCTTTTAAGTTATTTACTGAAAAACTTTCTGAAGGACAAGAGGTAGACATATTTATGTCTATTTCTGATTCTAATGGGAGTGGTGCACAAATATCAAAAGTGCATGCTTGTATACGTGAACTAGCTAAAGAAGCTGGTTATAGCTTTGATGATATGAAGAAGCTAGTAAAAGATAAAGCAGGATTACTTATAGTCAATGATTATAAGTCTTTTGCAGAATGTGACAAAGATGAATTAAATATGGCTATTCAAGCCTGTATAGAGATAGGTGAGTTCTATAATGTTAATCTTCATTAGGTTTAGTTAATTCATCAAGTGAATCTTTTAAAGATTTAGAATCAATATCTTTTTCAATAAACATATCATTTTCTAAAGCTTGTTTTTCGATCTCACCTATTAATAAAGTAAGAGTATAAAAGGTTCTTTCTTCTTCATTTAATTCTGAATAAGGCTTAGATGTTAGATTTTTAATGAATTTTTCAGGAGCAATCTTGGAATTATTATTTATATCTTTAAATGATGCAATTAAAGCAGACTTTACCATCATGTAAAATGTTTTATTTACCTTAATATTTAAGATAGCATCATCTTTCAATTCTTTTACTTTAGTAGAGTCCATACAATTAATTTTACCAAATATAAACAAAATATGACACAAACTATAGATATAGAAGACATTAAACAAAAAATATTTAAAAAATTAGAACCATCAGGTTGGAGTAGACCTCTTAAATCTTTTATATTTAGTTCTGATTTTGAAGACATAATTAAAAAGCTGGTGACACTATCTAAAGATGGTAAAAGATTTACTCCTAAATTAAGTCAACTATTCAGAGCATTTGAGGAGTGTCCTTACAATGAACTTAAAGTAGTTGTAGTAGGACAAGATCCTTATTCAAAATTAGGAGTAGCAGATGGTATTGCATTTAGTTGTAGTAATACAATGGAGCAACAACCAAGTTTAAAGTTTATTTTAGATGAAGTAAACAGAACTGTATATGATGGAGTAGGTCAGTCACATGATCCAGATCTTACAAGGTGGGCTAACCAAGGCGTATTGATGTTAAATACCGCACTTACAACTACTGTAGGTAAAGTAGGACAACATTATCCTATATGGAAACCTTTCCTAGCTTATTTATTTGACCATCTTACATTTGGCCATACAGGACTTGTATATATCTATATGGGCAAACAAGCACATGAATGGAAAGATACAGTTCATGATATGAATTATAAATTTATAATTAGTCATCCAGAAAGTGCTGCATATACTAAAGAACGGAAGTGGGATTGTAAAGATGTTTTTACAGATGTTCAAAAGATTTTAAAAGACAATAACAATTTTTCCTTAATTTGGTAGCATGGATGAAATATTTAACAAACTAATAAAAGAAAAGCTAACACCTAACTCTTTATATGTATTACACTGTATGAAGAATAAGTTATCTGTATCTAAATCTTTAGCTAATTCTGAGTTAGAAGTATATAGATTAAAGAGTGAAGGTTGGATCAATGAGAACTTGCAATTAACTAGTAAAAGCCTTATCTTTATGGAAGAACTAGGCTCTTATTTTAGAAAGAGTAAAAAGAAGACTTCTAAAGATTTAATGGGAGATAATTTTGATACTAACATAAATTTATATAACTCATTATTTCCTGCTAAAAAACTTGGAAGTGGTAAATATGCAAGAACTAATATAAAAAACCTAGAATCAGGTTTTAGATGGTTCTTTGAAAATTATGATTACACATGGGAAACTATATTAAAGGCTACCAGAAAGTATGTTCTTGAATATAGTATGAAAAATTATGAATATATGAGAACATCCCAATACTTTATTAGAAAGCAAGGTTCAGATAAATCATTTGAGTCAGATCTGGCTACTTACTGTGACATGTTAAATTATGAAGGCCCTAATGAAGAACAAGACATATTCAAAGAAAAAATAGTATAATTTGGAACAGTTTAATGGTGCAAAGCCTCTAAAGGCTATTAGTAAAGTACGTGCTTATGAGAAAGCTCTCTTAGAAATGAGAGGGAGAATGGACGGTAGAATAAAAAGTCTTAAAACAGCATGGCCAAAGTTTAATGATGCTACACTAAATGGTTTAGAATGGAATACTCTAACTGTAGTTGGAGCTAGACCTGGTGTTGGTAAAACTTTGTTTATGGAGCAGCTTGTTACAGAAGTTATTGCTCTTAATCAAGATCAAAACTTTCATGTTTTGCAGTTTCAGTTTGAGATGCCTGAGAAAACTCTTGGTATGAGAGCATTCTCTGCTATAACTCAAAAAGACTATGGTGTTTTACATAGTAAGTATGAACCTTTACAAGAAGATATTTATGAAAAATGTAAACAATACACAAGTACACTGAATAAGAATAATAGAGTTTTCTCTATTTATAGACCGTGTACTGTTAATGAATTTTGTGCAAGTATAGATTATCATTTTAAACAACACGTTGTTGAAAAAGATGGTAAGAAAATATACCCAAAGTTATTAGTAACAGTAGATCACTCAGCTTTATTTAAAAAAGATAAGCATGAGAAAGATAGATTTGAAATGCTATATAATCTTGGTGAAGCACTAACACTTATGAAGAGAACGTATCCACTATCATTTGTTATTTTAAGTCAGCTTAACAGAAATATTGATGATCCTAAACGTGCTATGGAAGGTACATATGGTAACTATGTTTTAGACTCTGACTTATTTGGCGCTGATGCATTATTGCAACATGCTGATATAGTAGTAGGTATTAATAAACCTGCTGCTAGAAAGATTAGATACTATGGCCCAGAAAGAATACAAATAACTGATCCAGAAACTCTTGTATTCCATTTCTTAAAATGTAGAAATGGTGATACTAGAATGAGTTTCTTTAAGTTGGATAGAGATACTATAAGAATAGTAGAGATGAATACACCAACACAAAATAATAAAATACAAATATGAGTACAAGACAAGAGAATCAAAAGATTCTTATGGCAACACACTTGCCTACATTTAAGAGGTTGAAGATAGCTGACCCTTATTTTATTGCTAAGTCTGCGTGGGCTCCTCCTGGAGAAGCGCTTAAGATGCAGTTCTTTCCTAATGAATTAAAGCAAGGAAGAGACATCTATACAGAGCTTAGTGATTTTAATGGGGTATCAGAAGATGTTAACCACACATTGTATAAATTAAAGCATAATCCTTTTTATGCAGAAGAGTATCCTTTGGAGCAAAAAACTAGTAAGTCAGGTAATGATTATGAAGTATATGTAGTTCCTATTGAAGATTTAGTTGCTGTTGATAAGAAAACAGGTAAAGAAATACCTTATAATACTTATCAAGATTATTTAAAGAATCCTCATAAAGAAGAAGAAGTAGAAACTAAACCTGCTGACTTTCCAAACTTTACTGAAGAGTATCTTGATGTAGGGTTAAAGAAGAAAGAGGAGGATGATCCTAAATATGTTCCTTGGAAACTAGAGGGAATTAAAGATCAAGAAAATCTGAAGAATTTTCCAGATTGGTTAAATACTTTGGATAGAATAGCAACTGCATTAGAAAAAATAGAAAAGAAAATAAAATGAGTATAGTACTTCCAACAAAAAAGGTAAAGAAAGAGAGAGTTAATCCTAAGAGATTAATAATCTACAGTAAACCAAAGACAGGTAAAACAACTGCGTATGCAGGCTTAGAGAATAATTTAATATTAGATCTAGAAAATGGTAGCGAGTATGTTGAGGCATTGAAGATGAAAATTAATAATCTTCAAGAGTTATTAGCAGCTGGTAAGGCCATAAAGGATGCAGATAAACCTTATGATTATGTTACTATAGATACAGTAACTGCATTAGAAGAAATGGTAATGCCTTTAGCGCTAAAGCTTTATAAAGCTACAAGCATGGGTAAAAACTTTTCTGGTGACAATGTAACTACTCTTGCAAATGGCGCAGGATATTTATATATTCGTCAAGCTTTCTTTCAAGTTTTAGATTTTATTGATACATTAGCACCCCATATTATTTTATCAGGTCATATTAAAGACAAGGTTGTAGATGATAAAGGTGAGCTAGTCATGGCTGCAAATATTGATTTGACAGGTAAGATAAAATCCTTAATATGTGCTAATGCAGATGCTATTGGTTACATGTTTAGAAAAGGTAATCAAACAATTATCAATTTTAAAAATGATGATAATGTAACATGTGGAGCGAGACCTATCCACTTAAGAGATGAACAAATAGTCATTTCTGATATGAATGAAAAAGGTGAGATAAAAACTCACTGGAATAAAATATACAAGTAATTAATTAACAACTAAAAAACAAAAATCAATGGCTTTAAGTACAACAGATTTGTCCACAGGCAGTGGAGGTAGCGGAATGCCCAAAACATTTGGACCAGGAAATCATGAATTGAAAATCAACAGTGTAAGGTTAGAAGACTTCAGATTTATAGAAAATGCTTTTCACCTTATGTTAGAAATGGAAACTAAACCTATAGAAGGTTTTGAGGGTTTTATGAGAGATAGAAATGATGAAAGCAAGGGTCACTATGCTGGTCAGATTGGAAGAGTAAAAGCAAGTCAATATGCATTTGCTGATGGAGAAACTAAATCAGGTATTAAAATTCAAAGAGATAGATCAGTCTTAATGTTCTTAAAGAACTTATCTACTGCTCTTGGAATTACAGATTGGTTTGCAGAACAAGATGATAAGCATGAAACAATTGAAGACTTTGTAAAAGCTTTCAATGAAACTGCACCATATCAAGATAAGTATTTACATACTTGTATTGCAGGTAAAGAATATGAAAATAAATCAGGTTATATAGCATATGACTGTTGGTTTGCAAAAGCACAAAACAAGAAGTATGCTTATGGTACAAGTGAAGGTGCTATTTTAACGTATGATGAATCAAAGCATTTAAGAAAGATTGAGAACAAGCCAGTTACATCTTTTGGTAATGATGATGATTTAACTATACCAACAAAGACTAGTGCTGACTTTAACCTAGACTAGTAGCTAAACTACTAACTCAAGAGGGAGTCGGAAATGGCTCCCTTTTATTGTCTAAACTAACTTTATGATTTCAATTAAAAATTTAATTTCTGATTTAAGTGATATACCTACAGGATGGCCTTTTGAACATTACTTAGGATTATCTGAAACACTTGATGGTCAAGATGTAAAGATAAGATCTATAGTTAATACAAGAGAGCGTACTCCTTCAATGTGCATTTATCTTAATGCTACTACTGGAAGATATTGTTTTAAAGATTTCTCTTCTGGTAATGGCGGTGACTCTGTTGAGCTAGTAAAAATTATTTTTGGACTTACACGGGGACAATCTGCTATGAAAATTATTCAGGACTATAATCAATATGTTCTAAACAATGATTGTAACCCTATACAAGAATATAAAGTTCATAGTAGATATAAGGTAACTGATTATGAAATCAGACATTGGACAACAATTGATCAAAAGTATTGGACTAAGTTTAACATTGGTTCTAGACTCCTTGAGAAGTATAATGTGGCCCCATTGCAGTACTATGTGATGACTAAAGAAGATAATAATGGTAAGGAAAGTTCTATAACTATTAAAGGTCTTAGTTTATATGGTTATTTCAAAGATGATGGTACACTCTATAAAGTTTATCAACCTAAAGTTTCTGATAAGAAGTTTATAAAGGTTAAGAACTACATCCAAGGATCCGATCAATTGAAATATGATAAGAAGTATCTTGTAATTACATCCTCACTAAAAGATTTGATGGCCTTTAAGAGACTTAAGTTGAATGATGCAGAATCAATTGCACCTGACAGTGAGAATACTTTAATACCAGAGAGCATGCTCAAAAGTATAATGACAAAGTATAAAAAGATATTTGTTTTATTTGATAATGATGAAGCAGGTATCAGATCTATGAAAAGATATAAAGAGAAGTATGATTTTGATTATGTAGTTCTAGATATGGAGAAAGATTTATCTGACTCTATTAAAGCACACGGTCTTACTAAAACTAGAGAGGTTTTATTACCCCTATTAAAAAAGCTGATATGAAAAGTTTAAAGAGTAAAATAAAGGAGGACATGTATCCTTGGAAAATGGAGATAGATGCCCCATTAGCTAGAGGAGGAAAAAGACTAATAGATTTTAGTAATAATTTAATTCCAGAAAATGCTATAGGATTTGTTTACATGATGAACTACTTAGATAGTAAAAGTGGGATAATGTATTCTTATATAGGTAAGAAAAACTTTTATAGTAAGAGAAAGAAAAAGTTTGGAAAAAAAGCACTGGCTGCTATGACAGACAAAAGAGCTAAGAAATATGAGACAGTCATTAAGTTAGACTATGAAAACTATTTCAGTAGCAACAAAGAACTAAAACAAGCATATAAAGATGGTAAAATGATATATAGAACCATACTTAAGATTTGTTTAAGTAAAGCGTCTCTTACCTATGAAGAAACTAAAGCTCAATTTAAGCATGAGGTTTTAGAAAGAGATTATTATCTGAATGGAAATATATTAGGAAGATTTTATAAAGGAAAAATATGAGTAAACAAGATAAAGTTAAAATTGAAGAAGTAATGAATTTCTTAACTGAGAATGAACAGTATGGAGATAATTGGAAAGAACACATTAAAGTTCTTGAGAATCTGTTAGAAGTGTGGGATGATATGTGCATAGAATGAGTAAAGAAGAATTAATAGAGTGGATAGAAAATTTACCACTGCAGACACTGACTGATGAGTTAAAGGATGATATTATAGAAAAGATAGATGATTTATGAATAAAGAAGTTTTAAAGAACTTACTAACTATGATGCGGTCAGGTGATAAAGACAATCACTATATGGCAATGCAAGCAATTGTAAATTTAGGGGATCCTAAGACTGTAGTGGAAAACTACAAAGAAGAATTACTATTCTTATGGTTATACGGTAAACCTCATCTTGAGGATTGGGCACTTATAGATGTAAGAGTTACAAGACTATTTCGTGACTTAGTAAACAAACATAGACCCAAGGGAGTAGCTACTGTATATAAGCAAGACTTAAAACTTAAAGAAAGATGGTTAGGTCATATGGTAGGACCAAATGCTCGCATTAAAAAACCATGGGTAGCAGAGTTGATAATTGAAGAGATTATCAATGAGAAAAAGAGAATATTTAATGCTCTTGATTTTAAATATAAAGAAATCCAAGTAAACATAATACAATGAATAGACAAGATTCACTGAGTAAAACATCAAAAGACTTGATGTTAAAGGAACCCTATTATGGTTTCTTTTTATTAATGTTACACAAGAGTTGGAGTGATCAGCTTCCAACTGCAGGTGTATGTAAAAATGGCATCAACTTTCAATTGATGATCAATGAGAAGTTCTGGACAGATTTGTCAGAAGAACACAAACTAGGTTTACTAAAGCATGAGTTATTGCACATTGCATTTCAGCATCTTACAACCTTCACTATGTTTAGTGATAAAAAGATGGCCAACATTGCAATGGACATGGAGATCAATCAGTATATAGATGGACACTGGTTACCTGAAGGTGGTATAGATATAAATGACTATGAGGATCTTAATCTAGACAGGAAAGCTGGTTCTAGATATTACTATGATAAGCTTAAGCAAGCTCAACAAGATAAGAAAAATACTGGATCTTCTGGAGATGGTAATATGGACAAGCTTCTTGATGCTATGGAGCAAGGTCAAGGTAAAGTTACGATTGGACCAGGTAGTGGTGGAGATGGAGATAAAGAAGTTGATATACCTGATCATGAGTGGGAAGAGTTTGAGAACATGCCTGAAGCTGAGAAGAAGCTTATTGAAAAGCAGGTTCAAAGAGTTATGTCTGAAGCTAAAGAGCAGACTATTAAGAAGAGAGGGTTTGTACCAGGTGAGATATCAGGTCTTATTAAGCTTGATGAAGTTATACCACCTAAATTTAATTGGAAAGCATATATCAGAAGATTTACTGGTATATCTACTAAAATCTTTACTAGAAAAGTTAGAAGAAAAGAGAACAAAAGGTACTCTGATAATCCTGGCCTTAAGATAAAGATGAGACAAAACATGCTTGTAGCTATTGATACTTCAGGTTCTGTTTGTGATGATGAATTAAAAGAGTTTATTAATGAGATACATCACTTGTATAAAGCAGGTGTTGATATCACAATTGCACAATGTGATTCTAGGATGCAATCTATCAAGAAATATGATGGAAAGTTTGAACTAGAAGTTGCAGGTAGAGGAGGAACAAGTTTTGATCCTGCTCTAGAATTATTTAATGAAAGAAAAGAGTTTACAAGCTTAATCTATTTTACAGATGGAGAAGCTTGGACAAATGTAAAACCCAGGAAGCCAGTCCTATGGGTATTGTCAGAGAGATCTGAATTTAATGATGATTTACCAGGAAGACAAATTAAATTAGAACTTTAAATTAAAAAAAAAGAAATGAGTAAAATCACACAATTAAACGTTGATGAGTTAAAAGGCTTTTTAAAGCACATGGTTAACAATAACCAGTACATTCAGAAAGAAGGTAAAGTACCTGTTGCAATAAATATTGAAGGTGATGCGGGCCTTGGTAAGACTTCCGCTATTGTCCAACTTGGTAAAGAGATGGATATGGATGTTGTAAAGATTAATCTATCTCAGATAGAAGAATTAGGTGACCTTGTTGGTTTTCCTGTTAAAGAATTTAAGATTCAAAATAAAGAAGGAAAGAGTACTTGGATTATGGAGACTCAGATTGATGCTGCTATGAAAAAAGGTTATAAGGTTGTAGAAAAGCGTATGGCTCATGCTGCACCTGAATGGATTCAAGGTAGAACTGAAGGTGGTTTCTTGGTTCTTGATGATTACACTCGTGCTGATCACAGATTTATGCAAGCAACTATGGAGATCTTGGATAGACAAGAATATATTTCTTGGTCTCTTCCAAAGAACTGGCATGTTATCCTGACTACTAACCCAGATAATGGTGAGTATCAAGTAACTTCTCTTGATGATGCTCAGAAGACTCGATTTATTTCTACAGAGGTAAAGTTTGATGCTAATGTATGGGCTCGTTGGGCAGAGAAGGTTAATATTGATGGTAGATGTATCAACTTCTTGTTGATGAATCCTGAGATTGTAACACAGAAGGTTAATCCTAGAAGTATTACTACTTTCTTTAACTCTATTAGCTCTATTCAAAAGTTTGAAGATGAGTTGCCGCTAATCAATATGATTGGTGACGGATCAATTGGAGAAGAACCATCTGCACTGTTTGCTATGTTTATTAATAACAAATTAGATAAGATTATCAGCCCTGAGCAGATTCTTACTAATGATGATTGGAACTATGTTAAAGGTTCTTTGAGTGGTTGCATTGGTAAAGATGATGATTTTAGAGCAGATATTTCTAGCATCATTAGTACTAGAATTATAAACTATTCTTTAATGACAGCTGACAAAGGTTCAGTACCTCAAAAGATGATTGATAGAATTATTGAACTAGTCACTGACTGTGATTCATTTACTGATGACTTGAGATATTACATGGTTAAAGAGATCCTTAATGGTCACAAAGCCAAATTCTCAAAACTGATGTTGAATCAAAAGGTGGTGAAGATGACTGTAAAGTAATCACAGGTAAAGCAGTTTCCTGTTTTGCAAAACCTTTAACAAATTAATTCAAAACTAAAGCGGTGTAAAAGCCGCTTTTTTAAATTAAAAAAATGAGTATAAAAAAAATACCTTTTATTGCTTTAGAAGCAGAAGTAAAAAAAGATGAGTATAATAAAATAATGATAGGGGATGTCAGAACATCAACTACTGAAGTATTAAATGTAGTTTCAAGAAAAAACTATAGTGAAAAAATACATGGTTTAAACTTTAACACAAGTAAGTGGACACCACAAATGAAAGATAAGATTTACTTTATGAAAGGATGTACTGTCCCAAGAATAAAACTTAAAGACTTATCTGTAAAATATAAAATCAGAACTACTACTGATATAAATACAGCAACTGTTGTTGTTGGTAGTGATAGAGCTGGAGAAAAACTATTTAAATCTACATGGATGCATAACGTTCCTGCAAAAGTATTCTTTGCTACAGTTGAAGCTCTAAAAGAGTTGTCTTCTGACTTTGATGAGTATTATGTAGAAAGGATAGATAATATACTTGCAGGTTTTAATAAAGATGAATTAGAATTTATTGCAGTTGATTGGCATACAGCTAGACTTTGCCGACCAAATGATAGCAACAATGGACCCTTGGGGCAAGCTATTCTTAATAAGCTAGGTCTTACTAAAGATCAATTTAGAAAAGCTGGATATAGAAACAATACTAATGACCATATATGGACTATTAGTGATGAAAATCTAGAGGTCTATGATGAAGTAAAAACTAAAAACATTATTGAGCAGAATGCATTGCTTGAAGTTGTTAATGGTGATGATGCTGTCTTAATTGATTTAGATACATATCAAAATTTAAGAAACATGTTTAAGAGTTCTGATAGTGACAATCATGTGATGGCTATGGAGATTATGGCTAATGCTAATTATTTAGAAAGTCTTTTATTTCTTGAGATGTTATTCTTTCATCATAGTAGTGAGATTGAAAATTCAAGAACTAAAAACCATGTTAATTTCAAATCATTAAAGAATTATCTTGGCAGAGGTTCTCATAGCAATGGTCATATTGATGGTGTTTTTGCAACTCTATTATCTTTTGGTAAACTAGATCAGGATGCTCTTGCATTTATTATGGAAGATCGGAAAGATTACTTTAACAATAATGGTTATTCTAACTATATAAAACCTAGCGCTTATGGTATTAATCCAGAGTTTCAGCCGCAGTTGAATTATAAGTGGGTCCATAAAACTGAAGGTTTTGTAGATGAAACTACAGTGATTGAAGCTGAAGAAGAAGATGTTGTTGAAGATACTGTAGAAGAAGTTACTGTTTCTGAACCTGTCACGGCAAAAACAGGGCCCCTGGAGGATCCTGAAAATGAAGAGGCGGAAATAGAAACAGAAGAAGAAGCTACAGAAGAAGTATTAATAGCAGAAAAAATAGAAGAAAAGAATGAAGAAGAGTTTGATTGGTTCTGATGAACTACAACAATTTTACAGTAACAAATTTTATTTTAGCTATAGCGGAATAAATAAGTTATTGTTTTCACCAAGTTGGTTCTATAATCATTACATTCTAAAGGAACAAGAAGATAGTGTTGACTCTCACCTAGTACAGGGGAGGGTCATTCACTGCCTACTTCTTAATCCTGAAGATTTTGATGATGAGTTTATTGTGATCCCTGGTAAGATGCCAGGTACTAGCAATAGAACAATTGTAGATGAAATTTTCAAAATACATTTGGAAAGTTCAGATGATTCACTAACTTTGGACAAATATGAGGACGCGATAGTGGACCTTTTGGAGA